AAAATGATAACTAAATGCAACTGTCCTGAAGAAAAAAACTGTGCAGGTCATTTAACCTTGCAAGAGCAGAAACTCTTATACACATCAACACAATATATGAATAGGAATGTTGATGATGATATTGTTACTGTTCCAACAGATAAGTGTATCATCTGTAGCCAAGAAGGTACTATTGAAGTTATTAGAAAAGATTGGCACGAGTATCAATGGGATATACCAAGAAAAGATGTTAAAGATTACTTCCCTTACCTAGACAAGTCAGGTTGGGAACAAATAATCTCAGGCTCACACCCTAAATGCTTTGATGAACTGTTTGGAGAAGAATGATTTGTGAAAAACACGAATTGCAATATGTAAAGAGTTGTATATATTGCACACTTAATTTATTGTATTAAGATTAGATAGTTCGATAATTCAATTCCCTGTATCATTGAACACGCAGATAAGAAGCTGACCCTTTGTTTCATTCATTCAGCAATCAACTCCGAAGGGTCAGCTATCTGCTAAAAGTTTGTTATAGTATTACCTATGGCAAGTTTATCTAGCATACGAGAAGGATTAAAAACACGATTAGCAACAATCTCAGGATTAAGTATATATTCTTTTGTACCTGATTCTATTGAGCCACCTACGGCAGTTGTTGGTGTAATGAGTTCATTGGAATATGATTCAACACTGGCTCGTGGCTCAGACACATACAACATTCCAATCTATATGTATGTTTCAAGAGTGGACGCAGAACTCTCGCAGGATTCTTTAGATTCTTATTTAGACGGAAGTGGAAGTACAAGTGTAAAATCAGCTATTGAAGGAGATACAACTTTAGGTGGAGTGGTAAGTTCTGCTAGAGTTGTTGAAGCGTCTAATTATGGTGTTTATACTGTGAATAGTATTGATTACTTAGGCGTAGAATTTAGCGTGGAGATAATTACATAATGTATGAAGTGATGAACGGAATAACTGTCAAAGATAAATACTTTGCTGAAGGCGAGTTTATTGACGGCAAAGGTATTCCACAAAAAAGTATTAAATGGTTAATTGAACAAGGTACGCTTGTTAAAATTACTAAAGCCGAAAAAGAAAAAAAATTACAAGAAGCTAGTAAAGTAAGGGCAAGGAATGACAAAGGACATTTTATTGCAGACGACCCTAACACAGAAGAAAACGAAGCGTGGGTAGAAAAGGAAGAAGAATAATGGACAAAGAGTTTAAATCAATAGACTTTGCATTGGACACCGACAAGGAAGGCAAAGTAGAAGCAGTTTTCTCTGTATTTAATAATGTAGATTCTGACGGAGATGTAGTTTTACCAAACTCACTAAAATCATTTAAAGGTTTAGAAGGCGAAGTACCAATGGTATGGTCTCACAAATGGGAGAATCCTATTGGTAAAGGACGCATAGTGCAAGATGATGACAAGGCAACATTCAAAGGCGAGTTTATTATGTCGTCTGAGAGTGGCAAAGAAGCCTATGAAATTGTCAAAGCTATGGGAGACTTGCAACAATGGTCTTTTGGATTCCAAGTTGATGACGCAGAACAAGGACAATTCCAAAAAGACGGACAATCACAAGAAGTAAGGTATATAAAATCTGCTACTGTGTTTGAAGTCTCGCCTGTTCTTGTTGGTGCAAACCAATCAACTTACACAGTTGCAGTAAAAGAAAAAAAAGATGAAGAATTAAAAGATGTGCAATCAGGTCTTAGATTCACAGATGAAGCTGATAATGTGCTTATCACAATTAACAACTTCATTGACAGAGCAAAAGAACTTACTTCTTTACGCTTAGAAAAAGGCAAAACATTGTCAAAGTCTGCTCAAGAATCTCTTATGCAGATTCAAGACCGAATCCAAGAAGTCTATAACGATTTAGACAACATACTTGGACTAGGAGAAGAAGAAGCAGAGCAACCTAAAGATAGTATTGACTCACTTTGGCTAAATACACAAGAAGTCTTGGCAAGAAGTCAAGGCGTAGTTAATGAAGGAGATAAAGTTGAGTAAATTAACAGAACTCACACAGGAACTCCACGCATTAAGACAAACTCAATTTGACGCAGTTAAAGAAATGAAGGACACCTTTGAAGGTGGCTCTGAAATCTCTGTTGAAAAGAAACAAGCTATCGAAGATAGAAATGTTGAAATTGAGAAACTTAATGAAAAAGTTAATGAATTAAATGCTCTCGAAACTCAAGAAGCAAGACTTGAAGAAGCATTAGAAAAAGGTAAAGAAGTAAAATCTATGCCAATTCACAATGAGAAGGAAGAAGTTGAGAGAAAAACTCTTGGCGACCAACTCATTGAGTCTAGTGCTTACAAAAGTTTTATGGACAATGGGCAAAAGAACATCAATTCAGAGCTTAAGTGGAATCCACAAGTCGAATTAAAAACAACATTAACAGAAACAGGTTATCCACCTGCAGTAACAAGAAGCGATTTAATCGTTCCTACTGCATTAAGAAACCCACAAACTGTTATTGACTTAATCGACACAATTACAACAGATACTTACCAATACAAGTATCTCGAAGAATCCACATTCACTAACAACTCTAGTGCAACTGCAGAAGGCTCAGCATTGGGCGAGAACGCACTTGCATTTACAGAAAAAACAGAGAATATCCGTAAAATCGGCTCATTCTTACCTGTAACAGAAGAATTGTTAGCAGATGTTTCAGCAGTTAGTGGTTATCTTGACTCAAGATTACGAACAATGGTTAATCTTGCAGTTGGAGACCAACTACTTGCAGGGTCAGGTGTTGCACCTAACTTAACAGGTCTTTTGAATGTTTCAGGAATCAATACATTTGATTTCTCATCATTCTCAGGAAACCTTAAGAGAGTAGGTCAAATTTATGAAGCAATCACAGAAATACAAAAAGATAGCTTCTTAAGTCCTGACGCTATAATTATGCACCCTTCAGATTGGTACCAAGTTGTAACTGAAGTAAATGCAGTTACTACAAGTGGTAGCTTAAACCCACTCTTTGTTGGTGCAGGACAGTTCGGTGGTGCAGTTGGACAAACACTATGGGGTCTCCCTGTCGTGTTAGATACAACTAGACCTGCAGGAACTTGTATCGTAGGTGTTTTCGGTGGTGGACAGGCTTGTCATATTGTTGCAAGACAAGGTATGGAAGTAGCTATGTCTGATTCCCACGATGAAAACTTCGTAAAAGATATTATGGTTATGAAAGCAACCGTTAGATTAGGATTCCCTGTCTATCGACCAACTGCTTTCTGTACTATTACTAACTTTTAATAGTTAATATGGCTTTGATGTCCCATTCGTCTTATGAGAGTGGGACATCTAGCAAAAAGGAAATTATGAAAATTAAAAAAGATATTTATATGAATGAAGAAGGACTTTGTAAAGAGTCTGCTGACGGTATGCCTAAAGGTTGGCGTAAAGGCAAACTTGTTGCAAGAGAAGGTTGGGAAATGCCTGACGCTGAATACAAAGCACTTAAGTTCGTAGAAGCAAAAGCAAAACAACCAAAAGAAAATAAATCTAAGTAGGTCTTAAATGGCACAGTATGTTGATAAGGACGATTTTAAGGCATACATTGGTCTATCAGGTACTGCTCAAGATTTCAATATTAATACTGCTATTAACTCAGCTTGTAGATTAATAGACGCAGTAACAGGCAGAAGATTTAATCAAGATAGTTCTGCAAACGCAAAAGTATTTACACCAAAGTCAAGTCTTTATCTTGATGTGCCTGACATAAGTACAACTACAGGTCTAATTGTAAAGTTAGATGACAATGATGACGGTACTTATGAAACTACTTTAACAATCAACACAGATTTTATAGTTGAGCCAAGCAATCCTAGAATAATTAAAATAGACGGTGGCACAACTTACTATGAGCCTTACAACAAGATTACAATTCTTGACACTAGAAGCTCAGAGAGATTCGACCCAACAATAAAAAACAATGTTCAAGTTACTGCCAAGTGGGGTTACTCAATAGTTCCTGAAGATATTAAAACTGCAACATTGATTCAAGCTCTAAGATATTTCAAAAGAAAAGATACTCCATTTAATACTTATGGAGATGTCAATACAGGAGTTAGTGAGCTATTCTCCAAGATTGACCCTGATGTTCAAACACTACTTAAAGCACACAAAAAGACCACTTTAAGTGGCACAATTCTTTAATGGTTACAAATAGAGCATTCCAATTTGAAGGAATGACTCAAATAAAAAGAAAACTTACCAATGCAGGTTTTACTTTGATTCCTTTGCGTCATCTTATGAATGAACACGCAGAAGTAATTACAAAAGAAGCTAAGAAGGTTGCACCAAAAGATACAGGTGCA